GCCCGGAGGGACCTGCTCCTTCGCTCGCGTTCTTCCTGGCAGGCACTGCAAGGGCACGTGCCCAAGCAGTGGTGTTCCTGCCTCTCCACTACAAACACTTCATCCTCGAACATCGCAACCCCCGTTGTCTGTTGAGTCGTTACGTGGGCAGGGTGCATCCTGCCTCACGATCTCTTCTGCGTCGTTGAGCCTCTTTCATCTTCGCCCTGGTTTCGTCCGAGTGGCTTTTACCTGTGTGCGACTCGATCAGCTTCCTGCGGACGTCCTCGCTGATTCCCTGCTCGGCTCGACGCTTGTTAAACTTTCTCAACCCCGACGATGATGCTGCAACTGCCTCTGCCGTCTTCTTCTTGCAGGCTTCGCTCATGTTGGCCCTTGCCTCGTCGGACTTCCTGCGTCCTGCCAGGGTGTTGGATCGCTTCACGTTGGATTCGTGGGTCTGCTTGCGACCGGACATCCGCTTGCTGTGCTCAGGATTCTTTCGGCCGAGATTGGCTGCTCTCAGCTTGTTACGTACTTCCTGGGTGACGGCGTGGCCTGTCAGGGTTGAAGCGATCTTGGCTTTAGTGGTATCATGGTGATGACCGTAGGCTCCCCCACCGGCGAGCAGGTTGTATCCGTTTGGCACTCGGGTTTTCAGCAGGGCGATGCAAACGGCCTCGGACTCGTTCAGGTCGTTCTGGTCTTCACAGTGCATCAACACCTTCCAACTGAAAGCATCCGACCCGTACTTGTGAAGGGCTCTGTGGAACGGAAGATTGGAAAAGGCTGCATCTTGTACATGGCCTTGCCGTCGATGTTCCAAACTGTTAACAGTCTGGCCCACGTAGCATTTGCCGTTGATCTTGTTTCTAGCAAGGTAGATGCAACCCACTGTATCGTTCCGTTCTTATGTGGGCAAAGTACGAGTAGTTGCACCGCTTTGACCAGGGTAGAAAAATTGCCCGTCGGCACCCCAGTTGCTTTGCCACCCGATCACTTCCTCGCTGTCGATGTTGATCGTCAGGTTGAAGTCGGAGCAGAGCGACCTCGGGAAGTCCCAGTACAAGGCGGTGGCGTTCATCCACAGTACAGCAACTGCATTGTCACCCGGCATGAACAAGTCGAACACCTCGTCTTCTGTGTCGTACTTGCCCTCGCCGTTGAACGTGGCATCCTTCCGTCCGGCTGCCCGGTTGGTGTAACCGGCGGAGTCGGAGTCGCCCCATTCGCTGGAACTCGCCAGCTTGGGGTTGACCGCCCATTGAGTGGTTCGGGCCACCAGGGAGGCAGCCACCTGGAACTTGCCGTTCCTTCCCGTTAACGTGTTCAAACTCGACATGGTAACCTCCTATCAGGGGCTGCTTAGACTGCTTGACGATTCGCTGCTGCTGCTCGAAGAGCTGCTCGAAGAGCTGCTCTGACTGCTGGCAGACAGGCTGCTTGAGCTGGTCGAGATGCTCGAACTGCTGGCAGAGATGCTCGAAGAACTCTCGGAACTGGTCGAGATGCTGGATGCACTGGATGCCGAGCTGCTGGAGCTGCTGGATGCCGAGCTGCTGGACGAACTCGACTCGTCCAGATCGGATCGTGCCAGGACATACATCGAATAGGTGACGGCCCCACCGACCGCTCTCAGCGTGACTCTGTGGTTGATCCCGGCGTCGACGGCGAACGCGATCAAGGCAGGCTGCACCTTCATCAGCATGCCCTGCCCTCGTAACGCTCCACCGTTGGCCGACGTGTGGCTGCCGATCGGAGACCATCCCTCGGAATCCGATGGGACGACTTCCAACTCTCCTGCAGCCGACACCGCGTTGTCGTTGGTGATGACGATGGCAACGATCTCTTCCAACGCCAGTTCCTGTCCAAGGGCGTCCAGTCCGGCACCAGCACCCACGTTGATTCCGGTGAAATCATACAGGTCGATGGTTTCCTGAGCACCGGAGGCGATGCTGCGGGAGATGCCCTGCCAGCTTCGATCTGCCTGACTTGCTGTGGTCCCGTCCTCCAGCGTCTGGCTGTAGTTCAGGGCAGGGCAAGCCACGCTCACCACCTCCCCGCCTGTCAGGGTGTTCTGCAGGGTGGCAGACATCTTGAGGGTGATCTTCGCGTTGGTCAGACTGATGGTTCCCATGTCTCTTCTCCTATACCATGACCGGCGTGTCGGTCACTGCTTCGTAATCGACCTGCCATTCGTGTTCGCCATCCCCGGTTCGTATTCCGTAGTCGTTCATGTACCGCACGATCAACAGGTTGCCGTTGTCGAGGGCCATCTCGGCGGAGGGTGTTTCGGTCGGATGTCCTCCGAACACCTTCAGCACCTCCTCTGCCAGGTATGCTGCGATCTGCTTGGCCGTTCGGCTGTCCCCGTCTACCTCTCCTGCATAGACGTGGAAGGTGATCGGAACCTTGCGGATGATCTGTTGGCTGTCTGCTCCTCCGGACATTCGAGCGTCGACCGTTCCCACCGTCGTGTCGATCTTGCAGTACGGATACGACTGGCCGGGCTCGACCTCCTGATCCTGCAGCGTCGGCGTCTCCCCACCCAGCGATGCAAAGATCGCAGGCAGGCCGCTGGCGTTCCAGGCTGCAAAGATCGCTTTGTGAAGGTCTGCTGTTCCGACGCTCATGCTCGTCCTGTCAACATCTGAACGACTCGTCCTCTCTCTTCCCGAAACGTCCTGGTCAGGAACGACCTGTTCAGCCGCTTGCTGGTCTCCAGGATCAAACCGTAGTCCAGGGGAGTCCCGATGTAGCCGTCGACGATGTCTTGACTCACCACCTTGACGTCCTTGGCGATCGACTTCAAGAGTTGAGTGGTGTCGGCCTTCGGAAACTCCCCGGACTTCGATCTGTTGGTCACCACGATCCTGCCAGACTTCTCTCCCTTGGTCTTGGTCACGGGCCGGCTGATGTTGGTGACTGTCTTGCTTCTCAGGTACTCGGTGACGATCTCCATCCGCTGCTTGAGATTCAGGTTGGCACCGGCCATCACTTCGTTGCCGAACCATTCCAAGCGGGCTTCCGCTTGAACGGCTCCCGCAGCTCGTCTCGCCTGTGCAGCCTGAATCACCTCGGACACGTCAGCCTCCCACCTTCTGCAAGCCTTCGACGTAGTTGTCGTACTGGTCCTCGAATAACGGCTGCCCGTTGGGGATGCGGCTGCCGGGGTTGAGCAGGTAGCGACCGGACATCTCGTCGATGTCTTCGATCGACGGCTTCGGCCCTCCTGCCATCTTCGCCTCTCCTGCGTTCAGCAGCCAAAGCATCTCCCGGCACAGGGTCTTCATCCGGTGAACGTCCAGCGTTCCCTCTTGTGGAGGAACTCCGTCCAGCTCTCCCGACACTGCCATGCCCTTCTCCCGCAGGGCTGCCTGCAGCCGCTTGCACATGGTCTTGTTGCCGTGCATCGGGTCGACGATCTTGTAGGACAGCTTTGCAGGGTTGACGTGAAGTTGCATGCCGGGCATCGGGGGAATCGATCCGAGGAACCGTGCTTGATCCTCGGGAATCACCGGGGAGTTGTCCGGGTCTTTCTTGTTGACGATCGTTCCCTTGCTGGCGACGATGGCCGACCGCAGCCTGCAATTCGGAATGCTTTGAATCAGCAAGTCCGAGTTGCGAGGATGGTCTGCTTCGATGCCGAACGGGGGAATGCTGATCATCTCTTTCTTCGTTTCACTCATCGTTCTTCTTCCTTTCGCTCTTCGTGATAACCGTCGTTCTTCTTCGGATGAAAGTCCGTCCCGGCGAGGCGAAGAACGAAAACCTCGCCGGGACGTTGCAACGGGGATTACGCAGGTGCGGTCGTGGTGATGGTCGCACAGGCACCTCGTTCGAGCTGCCCGCCGTAGCGAGCCATCGCAACTAAAGTGAACATGATTCCCAATCGCGATAACGATTCCATTGTTTGAGGCTCTCAATTCGTTTCTGCCTGTTCAATATAGCAGCCTGCTTCAACGCATCTGTTTTCAACAGGGACTCACTGATTCGCCGCCTTGTTTCTTCCGATGTTGGATGCCCCATATGGGCTTCGCTCATCTTTCGTTTGGTTTCTTCTGAGACTTTACGTCCCCGAGAACTTGCTCCAATCTTAGCTCGACTGATAGCAGATTGTATTTTCCCTTTGTTACTGATGCTCATCTTCCGTTTGGTTTCTTCAGAACGCTTTCTGCCACGCCAATATTTAGAAGCTGCATTTTTAGTATTGGGATGACAGGGCCTTTCAAAGTTCCATTTCAGTTTAGATTTAGCACCGATTTTACGTTTTGTCTCTTCTGAATGATTTCCACATCCACCTTCCCCGCCGTCCGTCAGGTTGTAACCGTTCGGGCTGCGGGTGTTCAGTCGACGGATGAACAGACGTTCCAGGGCGTTCAAGACCTTCAGATCGTCACACTCGTCCAGCACCGACCACTCGAAGGCTTCCGGACCGTACTTGGCAAGAGCCCTGTGAAAATAAAGAGGTGATTTATGACCAGCATCACGAACATGTCCATCCCTACGAACAGCTAAGGTGCGAACCGTCTTCCCGACGTAGCACTTGCCGTTGATCGTATTGATAGCTAGGTAAATGTATCCCATGTTCGATCCTCCGGGTATTCCCAGGGCTGGATGGAACCAGCCCTGGGTTTCCCGTTCATTCGTTATGCAGGGGCCGTGGTGGTGATAGTTGCACAAGCACCACGCTCCAACTGACCCCCGTATCTGGCCATAGCCACAATTAGGAGTTCGTTGCGACGGATCAGCGTGTCACCCTCGGTGGAGGTGCGAATGGCCAGGCCCTTGCGGCGGAACATCCGGTAACGGGCGAGGATGGCGTAGAACAACTGGGCGTTGCTCAACGACTCGTTGATCTTGAACGGACGGTCCATGATCGCGTAGTCGTCGTAGCTGCCGGTGTTGGTCGAACCTCCGGCGAACAGTCGCCGAGCGTCGGCCGCACTGACGTTCAGTGCCTTGATCCTGGCGTAGCTGGTCTCGGTCCCGCAGAACACTGCGGACGCCTTGACGCCGGGACGGTGCTCACGCTTGTGAACTCCGAACCGCAGGGACTCCAGGTTGCCGATACTCATGGCAGCACCGAACGCGATCGAGGTGGTCCCGGTCTTGTTGATGATGCCTTCCGGCTGACTGGTTCCGTTTCCGACCGCGATGACGTCGTCCAGGTCTTCCAGCAGGGCTTCGCCGTACTGAGCCGTGATGTGGGCACCGAAGTCGATCGGAGTGTCGCTGAGGAAGTCCAGGCCGATCCGGACCGAACCTTCCCAACGATAGATCGTGGTGTCGAAGGCGGAGACGTAGCTGGCCGTGTTGAACAGGGCCACGGCGGTGTCGTCCACCCCACCCCACGAACCGGTCACCTGTCCGGTGCTGACGCCTTCGATCCTGCGGCCACGGTCGATTGCGATCGTGTTGACCAGGGGATACAGCTCACCGTAGAGCAGCGGAGCGGAGATGATCTGATCGTCGAAGACGATCGGGGCCGCTTCCAGACCACCCGAGGTGGCGTCGTCGATCAGGGCCTTGATCCCACCGGGGTATCCCTTGCGGCTGCGGCACTTCTCGTCGACCGAGTCGTCCCACATCTCGTTCTCCGTCAGGTGGCAGAGCAGGGACTTCTCGTGGTCGGACAACCGGTCGAACGCCAACCTGGCGTTTCCGGCCAGCTTCGGCGTGACTGCCAGCAACTGGTACTTGGCCCACGTTCCGGCCAGTGCCTTGTCCAGGACGGAAGCCGAATCCAGCTTGCGTCCGAACTCTATGACGGGTTCGCCCGCCAGCGGGTGCGGATGGTTGGCCTTGTTCGTGGCCGGGTAGAGCATGGTCGACTTGGTCGTCGAGTAGCCCTCGGCCGCTTCCTTGACCCTGACGTCGACGCCCTCGGCGGAATACTCCGAGGAGAACATTCCAGAGAGCATCTTGGCCAGCCGGGAGGGCTCACCCTTGGTGCCCTTGGGCTCGTCTTTCTTTTCGCCCTCGGGTTCCTTGGGCTCGTCTTTCTTTTCGCCCTCGGGTTCCTTCTGACCCATCGACTTGACGATCGCCTCGATGCCGTCGGCCAGCCGGTCGAACCGCTTGGCGAACATGTCGGCTTCGTCGTCTTCCTCGTCCTCGGTTAGTTCGAGGTACTTCTCTCGGGACAGGGTTCCGCTGACAAGTGCTTCGGCAGCGGCCTTGTTGAACTCATCGTCCGAGGCAGTCTTCTCGACGCCTGCGTTCTTGATGAGCCATTTCTTGAGCTGGGTGTTCATGGTATAAACCTTTCGTTTTGAAGTTCAGCTCCACTCGGGACCGCAGCGAACCAATCGCAGCGTGTCTAGCGGCTCTTGATGAGTCGCATGTATTGCTTCGTCCGTTGCTTCCGGACGGATTCGGTCGTCTTTGCTTCGATCGCTTCCTGCAACCGCTTCATCTCGTCCGGGGTCGCCTTGACCAGGAACTCCACTGCAGCCTGCTTGGCCGTCAGCTCCTGTTCCTGCTTGGCTTCCCCCAACGATCCGAGCACGGACTTGATCTGGTCGTGTGCTGTCTTTATCAACGACTTGGCCGGGCGGGGCATCTCCATACCGTGGGCTTCTCGCAGGTCGTCGACCGCCTCCCGCAGCATCTTCTCGTTGGCACTGCTGAGCACTCTGCCCTGCTTCGTTCCTTCCGGCTCGGTGTCCTTGCCGAGCTTCACCTTCCACTCCTTGGGGAACTGGTCGGCCATGTCGGTCTTGCACTTCGGACAGACGTACTGCTTCGCTCCAGGACTCCAGTAGACCATCGGGGCAGTGTATCCGCACTTCGGGCACTTGACCTTCTTGCCCATCTCTTCCCGCATCATCTCCTGGCGACCGGCAGACGTTGCGACGTCGGGCTTGTCTTCGGCCTTGGTTCCCTCGACTTCGGCTTCCTTTCCTTCCTTGTCGGAACCTCCGACCGATCCCTCGGGCATCACCGCTCCGCAGTCCTGGCACTTGCCGTCCTTGATGTTCTTGCTGCCACACTTCGGGCAGACTACTTCGTCGTCACCGGCTTCGTCCTTGTCTTCTGCCTTCGTTCCGTCGACATCGGCTTCTTTTGATGTGCCGGCTCCGTCCTTTTCCTCTCGTCCTTCTCCCGTTCCTTTTCCAACTCCTGACTCGTCCTCATCGTCGTTCTCCTCGTTGGTTCCGATCAGCCCGGCATCGACGGCAGCCTTCAGGTCCTGCAGCGAACCGCAGGCAAGCTCCCGCTGATAGTCGCCGAGCTTCTCTCGGTACTTGATCGTCACTCCGCCGACCGAAACCGGACGGTGCTCTCGGATGCTCTGACCGACCGCCTTCATCATCGGGCTGGTCAGCTTGCCCCCTTCCACCAGCGACAGTAGGACCTCTTCGGTCCCGGCGTCGATGTTGGCGGGAACGGACACCAGCGACTCTTCCATGATCTCGGCCTTGAATATCTCGAACCCGCCGACCTCCTTGCCCCGGTGATCCTTCCGCTTCTCGTGGTCGATGCTGCGGAATCCGTGGCTGAACCGACCCATGTCGTTGTCGATCATCACGGCCGCGTCGTGGCTGGTCTCGTTCATGTCGACGATCGTCGAGACCACCGTCAACGACTTGTTGTCCTGCCCGGTGGTGACCAGGTATTTGCCGATCGGCATGGTGTGAACGTGCTGCCACAGCAACAGCATCTTCGGGTCGACTTCCATGCCGTCGGAATGCAGAATGTCCTTGTCTCGGTCCTCCCGACTGCTGGTCAACTTGTGGCGAAACACCATCAGGGCGTTCTTGGGCAACTCGATCTTGTCCCCGGCCAGCCGCTTGAAGTCGGCTGCCTGAGCGGTCGCCTCTTCCAGCACCATCTCGGGGTTGCTGTAGACCAGCGTTCGAGCGGCCTTCTGCAGCACGTCGTCGAACGATGTCTGGCGGGTGGAGGCGGATCGGTAGCAAGCGTCCAGCCCGGCTCGTTCGGCCAGCGTTCGCACGTAGACGTCGGCCGTGGAGATTCCGTAGCCGAACTTCTCGGCTCTTCGTTGCCGAGCCTTTATCGCCTTGAGCAGGTCGATTGACATTTCTGATCTCCTGACTTTGTCACGTGACAGTTCAACCTCCCACCCTGCGGCAACAGGTGGCATCGATCTTGACGATCTGAGCCACCGCCTTCTTGTCAGTCGGCTGAATGCCGTCCATCCAGCGGATGATGCTTCCTACGTCTCCCTGATCGGAACCCTTCGGAACCTTGCGGGCAGCCATGCGACCGTCCCGCTTGACGCCGAGGCGTTTCAGGGTGTTGAACGTGGCCGTCTTCAGGCCGAGCACCTTGTTGAGTGCTGCCATCTTGACGAAGCGGAGGACGTTGTTCAACTGGTGATCTGGCAACTCTGTTTGCACTGGCATGTAAGATTCCTTCAACGTGATCGTGACAGAGTCGGGTCCGTCGTACTTGACTCGGTTCTCATGCCTCTGCCACGATGTGACTATCGGGTTCATTGATTACCACTGCTCTCAGAACTCGGGCTGCTCGAAGACTCACTGGAAGCCGAGGAGCTGCTGCCACTCGAAGTGCTGGACGAGCTGCTCGAAGAACTGGACGAGCTGCTCGAACTCGATCCGGAGCTACCTGAGGATACGCTGGAAGCCGAGGAGCTGCTCACGCTGCTCGAAGAACTGGACGAACTGCTGGACAGGTCCTCCATCGACAGGATTGACAACCGGTCGCCCGACGCAGGGCCGGGGAACTGAAGCGAACCCGTGTGGAAGTTGAGGATGTCAGGAACGCTGGTGGAGCCGTGAGCGTCGGTGTCGGTCAGCACCGCCTGCCAGATCGTGTTGTCTGCAAGGGGAACGGTCACCGTCTCGGTGGTGTTGCCGATCGCTGCGTTGGTGTAAGCGGCTGCAGGGGCCGAGTCGTCTCCTGCCCTCCAGTGTCGAGTGACGACCAACTTGCGACTGGCCAGGTGTGCCCCACCGACTCCCAAGAAGAACGTTACGTTTTTCATCAGACTTTACCTTTCAATAAAAACTGCGGCATTCAAACAGGTCCGGAAACGAATCCGACACCTCTTGAACGCCGCAGCTCCGTTCTTCTCGGACGCCTGGACGCCTTCTACCTGGGATTATAGGGAAGGGTTGAACATCCTCCTATAGGGTTTTCTGAGATTTTCGTTGCTGCTTCACAACCCTGGCCCTCGGTCGCTCGAACCCGTCCGAATAGACCCTTGCATGGATCAGCTCACCGTTGTGTTTTCTCGCTCCAATTTCTTCTTCTGCTTAGCACGGCTAATTGCTTTGCCCCTATTTTCCAAGAAGCCAGGAACAGCTAATGCTCGAAGTAGACCAGCCCGATGCTTCTGCTTGACTTCTTCCATGCTAAATGCTTTGTTGATAGCCTCGATCCTTTCTTTTCGCATCTCAGGATTGGCCCACATCTTTCGGGTTCTTTCACTCACTGCTCTTCTCACTTCTAAACTTTGAGCACCCTTCATACGGGATAGCCTCTTACTTCTGATTTCAGGGTCCTTCCAGGAGTCAGATACCTTCTTCTTGATGCTAGCCAATGTTACTTCATCTACGGCTTCCCTCATTTTCCGTTTGCTTTCTTCTGTATGAGGGCCACTCCACACAGCTCCTCCTGTACCCCCTTCCGTCATGTTGTAGCCATTAGGGGCCATCGTACCGTACCAACGAATCGAATCCCTTTCGGCTTCATCTAACTCATCTACAGGCACATGGGTTCTGACGGCTTTCCAATCAAATGATTCGACCCCGTACTTTCGTATGGCGTGGTAGAAAGCGGTTTTCACCCCCTTCCTGGCGTGATGCTCATGAAACATTTTCCGAATGAGCATGCCACGAGCTGTCTTCCCCACGTACTGCTTCCCGTTGATCCGATTAGTTGCCAGATAGATGACACCATATTCAGCCATTGGTTCTTTGTTCCTTTACCACCAATCCCCTTGGTCGCTCGAATATGTCCGCTTGGACTCGGGTGTGAAGCAATGTACCAGCAACCCCTCTCACCTCGAGTTTGATCGTGAAATCTGTTCCCGCGTTGATCGCCTCGCAGAACTCCCTGTCGAACTTCCGCATACATCGCAGGAACGTCGCCAGGGACTCATCGTCCTGGAGGGCTTCTCTGTAGCTGTCTGGCATCGTTCTTCCTACCTGTGTTGAACTTCGACGTCGAAGTCGAGGAGGCACACGAACAGCACCTCGACCTCACATCCCGCCCACTTGCAGATCGACCTTCGCAGCTTCTTCTTCGTGTCCTCGTCCATCCGGCTGGTGCTGCGAATGATCAGCCGGTCACCGGGTTCGAATCTCATTCGGCTGCACTGGACGTCGGCGATTCCCGGCTTCGGACGCATCAGGATTCCGGGGGTGTGGAATGTCATCAGTTGTTGCTCCATCGCTTGTGAACTACAGGGTCTGGCACTGGGTCCGATTCACCGCCGTCATCACCGAACGATGTTCGGCTGACGATGTAATGCACCTCCTCGTTCTGACCAGTCTGCAGCAGGGCGTTGTGGAAGAACATGCCCACCGAATCGGACGGCTGCCCGCCGACGGCGGACATCACCCCGAGCAGATAGCCTATAAACAGACCGATCAGAAGACATATCCATTCCATGATCAATCCCTCCACTTGATGGTTTGCTTCGGCTGATTCCGCAACTCGCATTGGCAGTCCAGCGTCCACTGTGCGATGGTCTGTGTGGCCTTCAGCTCGGAGTCGCTGTTGCGGAAGTCGCCCCGGTTGTGCCTGACCCTCATCCTCCGCCATAACAACATGTCGGAGTTCAGCGACTCCGGCGGAACCAGCTCGACCCCCTTGACCCTCAGCCACGATCCGCAGACGTCCAGGAACCGCTGCTCCACGGCGTCTGCCAGGGCGACGTCGTCCCGGCTGCTGGGGTGCAGCATGTCCTTGTGTCTCAACTCACCTCTCCCGTTGCGTTTGGTCATGACTCCTCCTGCGTTGCTATCATTGGTAATGTGTAGCCCACCATCAACAAAGCATATCGATGGAAGACTCCATCCACCTGGAACTGCCATTGCTCACTGATGGTGTCCGGCTGCAATGCATAGTCTTCGATGTCGATCAATTCGCTGATCAGATTGACCAGCACGCCACCCATCAAAGCCAAGGCGTTCGATTCGTCGATTCCCAGCCACGTCGCTAGATGACGGTTAATACCGCCGGGCTTGTTCCATCCCCTGACCGGAAACACTGTATCGTCAGGCTTGACAAAGACCTTCAAACGACCAACCCCCATCCTGCGAACTTCCTCGGCGAAGTCTTCCGGAGGCAGCTCATTGAACTTCCCCATAGCGTCGTGGGCGACCGTTCTCAGCAATGCTTCAACCTGCTGACAGTCTCCCAAGTTTGTCCGACTTTCGTCGGCGGAAGATGTCAACGATTCTGTGAACAGAATCTCGTTCCCTTTGTTTACCATCATCTCCTCCTTACGGTGGGCAGCATTGTGAATCTACGGTGGGCAGCATGTCCACCTCTATTATAGTGCCGCCACTTGAGAAGCTAGCAGGTATGACATTCCGCACGATCATCCTCGTGTTAGGTGGCAACATCACTTCCATCTCACCCTTGTGAACTGAATCTTTGTCGATGGGTAGTCCCTTTGCACCAGGTCCGGTCCGTATCCGCAAATGAACCGAACCACTCCACTGCTTAGGATCGGTAGAGGTACTCATGATTCCGCGATCTTGAATGATCTGGCCGGGCTTTATCTTGGTCAAATCAACAGACGAACTGCAATTATGCTTACGACTGAGCATCGTGCCCTCCGGCAATGGAACTGCTTTCTCCATAGTCGCCTTCGCCGCTAATCTTGTTTCGTGGGATAAGCTACCACCCTCCCGCAGCTCTTTATTCATGTCGGTGTGACCGCTACCAGTGTAATTCCTCAGTGCAGCCCTTTCTTTTGGCGTACACTTTAGATATTGCTGGTGCCCCTTTTCCCAACTGCCCTTGCCCCCTGCTGGCTCGAACTTCCCTTGGGGATTAGCATTCGTTACTACTGGTACCGGAGTATCTGCAGTCTCACCCAACACGATGTACTTCATCACGTGAGGGGTTTCTTTGTAAGTCTTCCCTTTGACCACCTTACACTTATTTGCCAATTCCTTCGCGGCCCCAGACACTGGCTTCGGAGGTGGTGGTGGATGAAGCTGCTCGTTGACCGACTTGATCAAGTCGTCCTTGTATTGGTTGATCTTTGGCGACGGGGAACTCGGCAACGCCTTCAAGGCATCAAGGTCACCGGTCTCTGCCAGCTCCTTCAGCTTGGCAACAACGGCCATATTTGACGCCTTCTGAACTTCGTTGGTAGTGGCGAATGCTGGTTCAGATGGAAACCCATTCGGATCGATCTTCGGCTTGGGTACAGCCTTTGCTGGCTGTGGTTGTGGATTGGGAGCCCCTCCCTTATGAGCCTCAAGTAGTTGCTGCTTGTACTCATGCAGCTTCTTTGGATAATGACCAACAGCTCCTTCATTCGTCTTGTATTTCTCAACACCCTCCCAATCCCCCTTGGCCGCCATTTCATGTAACTCATCAAACTTGGGTTGATAAGACATGTGGGACTTAGAGCTAACCTTGAGTGGAGGGGGAATGGAGGCCGCCACCGCTCCAGCATTGAGGGTGGTTCCGTCAGGGGTTGTTACCTGCTTCGGAGCTGCCTTTGCCAACCCTTCAGTGTCTCCGGCTTGGAGCAGCTCGGCCTTCTTCAGAATGGACTTCTTCCTGGCGATCATCGTGGAAGCAGTCCCAAGTGGAAGCCCTGAGGTATGACAAATCTCGGCTATGGTGATGTCGTCAATGTTTTCCAACTTCATGGCCGACTTTACCAACTGCTCCTTCGTCATCTTGCCAAACACCTTAGCAGCACTAGGATTGACGTTCGGGTCTCTCAAGCCATCCCACTCAGCAGCCTCGTCGTTGAACGCTCCCCCAGGCTTCTTCTTTCCCAGCCCAGTGTATAGCATCGCCCCGCCAACATCGATCGACGTAGCCTTGCCGTTGACAATACCAATGTTCGCCATAGGGTTCTCACTACCAGCCCCCACGGCATCCCAGTTAGCCGTCCATGCATGCAGAGCAAAGTCCTCACCAGCAATCTCACAGTTCTTAGCCGACTCCCAGGTCTTCGTCCCCGTCTCCATCCCGTCTGTCCACTCGGTTGCGATGCCGAGCTTTCCATCCTTCACCACCAAGTGAGCGTTCGGTACACCACCGCCGGCTGCTTCCATCAACCGATTCGTAGCATACTCGTTCTTGGCTACATTGGGATCATCTGGGAACTTGACATAGTAGTCCTTCCCATCCTCCCCCTTGAACTTGCCTCCGGGCTGGGTTCCCAACTTACCCCCCACCTGTTCCCATCCGCCGGCATTAACCACCTTACCTTCGTCTGGCAATCCTAGTGCGTCTAAGGTGTTTGGTCCGACCATCTTCAAAGATGCCGGCTCGGGGGGATTCTGAGCCTGTTGTTGGTGCTTTTCCTGTAGCATCTTCTGTGCTTTTAGTACTGCCTTCTGGTACCCATTTGGTTTGGCTGAGTTGCAATGGGTCTTGTTGACGAAATCCCAATCACCCTCAGCAGCAGCTTTCTCCAGTAAGGCAATCTTCTTCTTTGCCCAGGTTGATCCAGAGTTGGTAGTCCAACCAGAGGTATCGACCGTCTTCCAATCACCCCCACCTCCACGTCCCCTGCCATGCGTCATCTGATTGTGTTGGCCAGGAAGATGCTTCAATCTCTTGGAGAGCAATTCCTTCTGCTTCGCCAACCGCTCAACGGCTGCTCTGATCTTCGACACACTGGCGTTAATGCGTTTCATGCTGTTCCCTTTCGCATCTTTTCCAACTGCTCGTAAGCCTTCTCCAATGCGTAGATGTCCCGCTGCCTCCCGTACTTGTCCTTCGTCCTACTCAGCATCTTAATTGCCTCGTCCTTCGTCACCCACTTGGTTGATGCTGTCTCCGAGTCCATTTGACCCGGATGCTCACCACGCGACCTCATGATGAAGTAGTAATAGCCCCACTCTGGCATGTCCTTCCGTCTGATCTTTTGTGGTACGTGACCAATGATCGCCCCATCTTGACCAGTCTCCTCCATCACTTCCCTTTTGGCGACCTTTGATGGATGCTCATCTGGAGAGTCCATCGATCCCTTAGCTAGCGTCCACTCATAACCCCCGTAGTGCCCGCTGGGTTCCCGTAGTAGAGTTTTCCCCTCATCGTCGAATAGAATACCCCCATACGTCCTCTCCTCCGAATCAGGTGGGTCTTCCCAACCTTCTAACTCCCCATGTATCTGCTCGGACGTTTTGTCGTCGTAATTCAGCTCCTCCATCTCGCTGACCTTCCTGCCACCGGTATCCCCCTCAACTCCTCCACCCCCTCGCCCATGCGTCATCTGATTGTGTTGGCCGGGCAGGTGCTTGACCGACTTGGCTTCCTCCTGTTCGGCGAGCCCCTGCTCGTACTCCTCGACCCGTTGGTTGTACTGGTCGATCATCTGCTCGGCTTCCGGGTCTTGCAGGCCGAAGCTCATGACGATACTGCATTGACAATTCGATGTAACAATCCCTATTTTCGGTAACGCATTGTCAGTGTATAATGCATTCCCAGCGACTATCACCCCTCTTACACTCTGGAGATCATAAACCCAATGAGACGCCTCGAAATACCGAATCTCGACGACCTCATCGAGAAATACCAATCCGGAATCCCCCTTCAACGAATCACGAAGGAAAGCGGCTATTCCAGGTCGGTTCTTTCTCGACGTTTTCAGGAGCGGGGGATTGAAATCAGAAGCTACTCCGACGGCCAACGAGCCCGATGGCGTGATGCGTCCGATGGGGACACAGAGCAGTGGCTCAGCAAGGCATGGGCTGCTCGGCGGGGAAACAGTGATCCCATCTCCAGAAGAATTACCAGAGCCCAGACCAAATATAAGCTGCAACTCTCTATCCACAAGAGCGAAGACAAAGTCACCATGTTTCTCCAGCGTGCTGGATACCCCATTCGACAACAGTTCCCAGTCGGGCCTTACAATCTCGATATCGCCTGGCATGAACTGTCCATCGCCATAGAAATCGTTCATCTCAGCCGGTTTGACTTCAACCGGAACGGATGTGGCACGAAACGCCTCGAATACCTGCTCGACAGGAACTGGTTTGTTCTGTACCTTATCGCACACACCGACCTGCGAATGCCCAAGTATCTCCCCTGCGGTAAGTTGGATTCCGTCATCAACCTGAAGGCGATGGGCAACGATCTTCTGGCCTGGCTTGAGCTGGCATGCTGGAACGAATCCATCCAAGGTCATTACTGGGTGATTTGGGGTGACGGAAAGTCGCGTCCCAGCCACGGTTACGATTTCGGCGATAATCCCATCGTACCAAACTCTGTATGCCCCGGTGAAATCACCTGAAACAAGCACTCCAGCCGGAAAGCAGTTGCAACGCTCGCTTGCGGGGAGACTGACATGAGCAGGCCATGGTATCCGGTATCCGGCCAGCGTCCACATCCCGTCCTTGTCTGCAGGCACCCCATCCAGGTTGGCATGAGTATCTCGGGTGGTGGAGCCGAGCACGCTGAGCCAGGTCGGACGCATCACGCCCTGCATCTGTGGCCCCAGCTCGGCCATCATCTTGTCCATCCCTGCCTTGCGAGCACCGTTCAATGCGTTGCCTGATTCGGTGCGGGCTATGTTCCTGGCTCGCAGTCCGGCGTACTTGCCTCCCCCCAAACCGACAGCCATCTCCTTGGCTATCTTGTTGATGCTCCAACCATCACGCAATCCACGGGACATGTACCGTTCTGCATCGCCCTGGAACGTCTTGGCGATGTCGTCCCAGTAGGGTTGCTGGAACGTCTCCTTCAGACGGCTGGCAATCTCCTTCTTCATCCACATCGGGTACTCGGTCAGCACGTCCAGCGGGACGCCGGAGGCTGCCAGCATCTCGTCCAGCCGCTCCGCTGCGTAGTCGCTCTCTTCGATCCACTTGCTTGCTGTCGAGGGCATCAGCGTTCTCGCATCTCGATCAAAGGCTTCATTGCATCCTCGATCTGCTTGATCTGAGCGTCGGTGAACGCCTCTGCTCCCAAGTCCCATGCAGACCTCTGATACTGCAGCATCGTCATCGACGGTTCCAACCTGCCGACGATGGGCTGCTCTGTATCAAAGTCGTAACCGAACAGAGATACATCCCCGACCCGAACAGGTCTTTCCAACGGCCTGTAGTCTCTCCAGTTCATCAGTCACCCCTTTCATCTACGGTCGATATAAAATCCCGCCTCGGCGGAATGATCTCGATAGTCACTCCACTATCTTGCAGAGCGATCTGAGTGCCCCTGTCCATTCGATTTGCCACATCTTGTGGTATTCGTACTACCTTCACGTCCTTCAGAGACACACCTCCATGCACCTGAGCCTCGATATACTGGGGTCGGAACTCGCCTCTGCCGCTCTCTACCCAATCTCGTGTTGTAAGACCCACTCTCGTGGTCGTGCCATCTCTCCCTTCATATTTTATCGGAGCTGTGACTGCTACTGCTGGCTTTTCCTGTACCCCCGTATCCAAAGAGTCCCCAACAGTGTACGATGTACGGCCTTTCAACTCATCTTTCAGTACTACCTGAATATCCCCGTAACCTATTTCAGCAGCAGCCGCCTTGATCCTAGCGGGGTTTTCCAAGAAACCATAAATCGGTCGATCATCAGGTCCAGCCTTTTGATCGATACCGAACAGCTCCTCTTCCCCTTCTTTTCGAGCTCTCCTGTAGCCACCTCTAAGTCGTCCTTCACCATCCCTGCCAACTCCGGCCGTGCCCCGGTGAAAGTGGTTCTTGTATTGGCCATCCTCCAGGAACCCAAGCATACCCCTCTCGTCTGTCTTGATACCTATCTCAGCCTCAGCCATGAATTCGCGTTCTTCAAATGCAAATCCCTGTTCGATCTTGGGAAAGTTCTCCATTATATCAGCCGTGGCAGGCATAGTCTTTCCAGTACTCTTCACCTCTACTGGATCGCCGTAATAAGCAGCCGATACTCTATGACCTGCCCCCTCGATTTCGTCGTTTATCTTGTAGAGTCCTTTCCTCCATGAATCCTGGAAGTCGTTTACCGAATCCAGATCACCTCCATCTTCTCTGAGCTTGTAATGAGTATATGGTGATGGATGGTCCCACTTACCAGTTATGTCACCCCCAGCCTCTCGTATCTTCTCCAACATCTCATCACTGTACTCTTGTCGCTTCTGCAGCAGAGTCCTTTTCTGTGACGACTCCCTTAAGAACTCCTCCAAGTTTATAGCATGCTGAGCTTCTAACTCAACGCGTCGGTCGAAGCTGATAAGTTCCTCCTCATTCAGTAGCTTCCGATATTCCGTCGCCAAATCCCACATCTCATCAGGACCTGCTCGACCCCTCTTTTCACTTACAGCTCTCATCCTAGCCTGCACGTCGTTGTATCTATCCTTTAGCTCATGTACCCTTTCTTTCACCGCCTCAACACTGCGGTCCAGACTGTATGTTCCAATCTGGTCCGATCCTCCCCCACCTGACGTATTCCCGCCCGTGTCGGCAGCCATACTGCCTCGACCGTGAGACAACTGATTGTGCATGCCGGGGAGGTGCTTGGTATCCTCGACGTCTTCCTCTGCTTCTTCTTCCCAGTCGTCGTTCAGCTCGTCGGGGTCGAATCCAAGGATGCGAGTGATCCTCGCCAACTCCTCCGGCGAGGTGTACGGGTCCTCGTTCTGGTCCTCGCCCTGCGTCCCGGCCAGCTCTTGAGCCTCTTCGATGGTCGGAGGCTTCCAGTCGGTCGAGCCGTAGAACACCTCTGCATCCAAATCGAACACTTGCATGTCACTTCTCCAGTTTCGGCCAGACGTCCCACACGGTCGGGTTGATGTAACTCTTGACACACTGGCCGGGTTGATTGCCCAGCACCTTGGACGCTGTGGTCGCCACCTGCTTGATCCACTGCTTTCGCTCCCTCTTGGTCTTCGGCTTCTTCCCCTTCAGCTTCTTCATCTCGGCAAGAGCGATCTCATTGGCCCTCTTCGTTCTGAAGTCCTTGGACGAGTAGCGGGCATCGTCCAGCTTTGTCTCGATGAACTTGTTGACCTTCTTCTCGTCGGTGTCGAACAGCTTACCGCCCCGCTTCTTCGACTCTTTGACCCGCCTGCGAAGCATGATGGCAGTCGCTTTGTCGGAAACGACGTGATCGTGCCAGACCCCTTCCTTGCCCATGAACCTGAGATGCAGGCCATCCTTCTCCTCCACGACGTGCCTCGCCTCCAGCGTGGTCGCCCCATGCGACTTCAGCCAGAACGTCGAATCTTCCAAGCCCTTTCCAGACGCCTTCCTTCGCATCAGTTCTTCGGCTGCTTCTCCTCGCACATGAACTCGCCTGCCGTCGATCTCGATCTCGACCTTCGGCGGCAGCTCCTTGCCCTTCTTGTCCTTCTGCGGAGTGACCACCACGTTTTCCGGAGTCATCTTCCTGCCATACATGTCGGCGACTCGCTTGGTGTCCGCCTCGCTGCCGGGACGGGTGGCCTGCTGCTTCATCAGCATGGTGCACTCGGCCTCTTCCTTGGTTGCCTTGTCCTTGGAAGCCCGCTTGATCTGATCGTCCAGGTCTTTCGACTCTTCCAACATCTTCTTGACCCTGGTGTACTTGGCAGCCTCTTGCTCGGCTTCGTACACCTTATTATAGAGCTTGGCTGGACGTTCTGTCTTGTCCTTGGCGACGGCGGTGGCCTCGACGAACACGTCCGAGGTGGGGTCGAGGTAGACCTTGATGTCCTTGTACGACGGAGGGATGCCTGCTGCTTGGATGTGCTCCGGAGCCATGCTGCCGTCCTCCAGCAAGATGCGTGGATTCTTTCCGTCCTTGTCAGTTACTCGGGTGGCAGTGACAGGCTTTCCGATGGTGACTGCGTCTCTCTTCTCGGCTTCGATCAACTTGCCGCCTGGACCGGTGCGGGCATGCAAGTCCTCGTCGATGTAGACCTGCCTGCCGAGAACATCCGGCACGACCGCTCCGCCCCCTCCGTGACTCATCTGATTGTGCTGGCCGGGCAGGTGCTTAACAGACTTGGTGATGTCAGGATCGTTGGGATTGAACGTGCCTCGGTTGCCGGTCGCGGATTTGATCTGGGTGGGGGATAGAACAACATACTCCTTGCCGTCACTGGTCATAGCACCGTCATACCCACCAGATTTCAATTCACCCCTCTTGAAATTGCCAATGGTGTTAGGAGCAACAACTTTCGGATTCTCCAGCTTCAAATACACAGGCAACACCCGTGCCCCTTGCCTAACACCTGCATAATCACTGGCTCCAAAATCACCACTATCCTCGAAAGAACCTGGGTTGGAGGTGAAGTAAACCCCTTCTGACGTACTCATCACAAGGTCATCCCTGAATTGAGTGAAATCCTCAGCCGTCCCAGTTCCATGATACACCACCAATGGCTCACCCTTTTCGTCCACCACCTTCGAATCACCAAACCATGCCTTGAACTCCGGCGAGTCGGTCTGCTTGGCTGGACCACCCTCTACATCACCCCCTCCACCTCCTCGTCCGTGAGACATCTGATTGTGCTGACCGGGCAGGTGCTTGGTTCCCTTCCGCCTGGGATCGACTCCGACCTCCATCATCTGAGCCGTCATCGCCTCCAGCATCCCGACGGCCAGCACCGGCAGGGCTCGGTCGATCAGCTCCCGCTTCCACTTCGGGTCTTTGGGATCGAACACGAGGCTGAGCAGAGGTGAGGAGTCGGTGGCTTTTGCTTCAGCAGGTTCTTCCGGTGCCAGCTCAAGCAGCCTCGCAACCGTCTCCTCGATCTCCTGCTCGAACAGCGGGGTCAACGCCCGAACCAGCTTGTCCTCCAGCCGCTTCTCCTGCTCCAGGTAGACCTTGCGAGCGACGTTGCGTCGGTGGTCCCGGCGGTACAGGCGAGCCTTGAAGTCCAGGGCTGCTGCGGTGGCGATGGTGAGGGTGTTGATGATTGAATCGCTCACGATCGTATCTCCGCTGCCTTGCAGATCATCGCAGCCACCCTGCTGCTGACGTCCCTCGGAGCCGATCTCAGGGCCTTGGCAGCAGCGAGCAGCTCCTCTTCCGGCTCAAGGGGCGATTGTGGCCCCGAGGACGGCGTCTGTGGGCCTTCGCCTGGTTTTGGGGGTTTCCCCTCGGCCCCTGGCGGAACGGCCCCTAGCGGCGTTTCTGGGGCCTCCTCCGGCGGTTCGATTTCTTCCCCTGCCATGTCCTCGGCGATCTCGTCTGCGAAACCCATCCCCTTGAGCACGGCGAAGCATTGGTCCCGGGTGATCGCCCCACTGCCCTTCTTTTCCAGAAGAGCAATGACGTGCTGAGCATGAGTGCCGACAACGTCTTCCGAATCGTCCTCGTCAGGAGGGAGTCCCGCCTCGGCCCGCAGCTCGTTCTGCGTGATGTCGTTGTTCCGCCGCAGGTCCATCATCTTCTTCCAGCGAGACTCCTCGTCGCTGTACTCTAGAGGCTC